AACGTTCCGAGATCTTTGCGAGCTGCGGCCAACTGGGCCTTGAGGGCGACCCACTCAGTCATAGCGGTTTTAAAATCCATTTTCTGATAGAACGGACCATTTTTTTAACTATTCGAAGGCGCGACTGGCTTCGCGGGAAACAGTTCAGGAAACCTTCGGTTTCCGTCGGACTATAGGTCCTCCTTCGGAACTGGCTACTGATACTCATAATCAATCTCAAACTTGGGCCGCATCACATCTGGAGGAATCGTGCTGAGGTTGAAGATGCTCACTGGGGTGCGGGGGTTCAGGGGCTCACTGCGGAAGTCGCGGTTAGCGTTACGCAGAACACCGCCCAGCGTCTCGGGGTAACCAATCTGGCTGCGTGGGTCCAGGTAGTTCTGGTTGCCTAGGATCTTGTCTGGGCTGAACTGACCAAAGTCTTCGGTGGCCACAACGTCACGAGGGATCAGGCTGGCGGACGACACGGTCTGACCGATGTTGTCACCCATGGCCATCACTGGAGCCGCGGCCAGCATAGCTCCCTGATTGGCCGGTCCGCCGCTACCCATATTGGGACCGTTGCCCACATTCATGCCAGACACGGCCATCTGACCCTGGTTAGACATCCCGAACCCACTCTTCCGGCCACTGAACAGGAGGAACAAAATAATGACTACGAGGACAACGATCGCGAGACCCTTGCGATTCATTTATACTAAGTTGGGATATTTTTTCCAAGTGGGATAGGTCCGGGCCCGGTTCTACTTTTCAATCGAGGAAGTCCGCTGGGTCCTCGTCGTCAACGGGCTCGTCCGTGAACATGTACTCCTTGGGTGTCGGGGCTGCTGCGACACCCCGGACACGCACCTGGAGCACGCGCCAGATGGGACCGAACGACTTTTTCAGGAACCACAGACCGGCCAGCTCGAGCACGATATCACACTTGGTCTCCGTCTTGACGGCCTGGAGTTCGACCGGGTTCTTCTGCGTATCGAACGCCGTCGTGGTCACCTGACCTTTGACTGTGGCCAAAGACGCATCCAGAATTCCATCCGTAACGCTCTCCTGAAAAGCGTTCAGGATTGTCTCGTCTGAAAGTTCCTTGCCGAACCACTCAACCTTGGATGCCTTGGCCTGAGCGAGGAGTTCCTCATCAATTGTCTTGAAAATATCTGTACCTTCTGGAACCTTGAACTTGACCGTCTTGGTATCAAGTGAATCTTGAAGCACAAGACCGTTCACTTGCTGAGTCTTTCCGGAAATGCGCAAGAAATACCGACCGTCTGGAAGCTTCTGAGGCTTTCCGTACTCCATCTGTAATACATATACAAAAATAATCTTTAACTTTATTAGTACATGAATTCTTGTGGAGCCAAGTACATTTTGAACGATTGCTCATGTCTGGCAGACCCCCTGAATTTCTATTCAACAATGTGTGGGTACGTGAGTAAACAAAGTGGACTCGTGTATCCCTGTGATCCTGGGTGTTGTCTTGGCAAATGTGAAAACAAAGATCCGGTGACGAATGTTGAAGTTCGACCATCGGCTGGTATCGATTTACCAGCTGGTTACGGTTTGAATATTCCACAGAGTAATCGGGCGTCTTCCATCCCCGGGGCGACTGATATAGGAACCTCAACTATACTTTTACCCGGGGGGATTAAGTCGCTACCGCCGCCGCCGACCTACAAGGTGTGGCAAATTTTTCTCATAGCCCTGATCCCGATGCTTCTAGTACTCGTCTTGGGGTGTTTCCTTGCTTAAAGAGACACGTCGTGTCTACAGTACAAAACGGATGGACACTCCCGTGACTCTCGAGACTCTCAACGCGGCTATTGAGGCTATTGCCAAGGAGCAGCGCGCTCTCCGCAAGGATGTGCGTAAGATTCGTCAGCATTTCGAGGACCCGACTGGTGAGAAGCAGGAGGCCCGGGCCAAGAACAACGGCTTCAATAAGCCTCTGGGTGTTTCCGAGAAGCTGCGGGCCTTCCTAGGTCTTGCGGCTGATGAGAAGATCTCTCGGTCTCAGGTGACTCGCAAGGTGAACGAGTACGTTGAGGCCAAGGGTCTGAAGGCGGGCCAGAACATCAGTCTGGACGCGACTCTGCAGGATATCCTGCAGGTGCCTGATGGTATTCAGGTGACTTTCCTGAACATTCAGAAGTACATCAACCCACACTACATCAAGGAGGAGAAGCCGCCGGTCGAGAAGAAGCCTCGTGCGAAGAAGGAGAAGGCCCCAGAGGGCGGCGAGGCCGCCGCGGGGACAACTTCATCTGAAGTTGTCCCCCCAAAGGAGAAGAAGATGCGCCCCAAGGTCGCAAAGCCCGCAGCCGCGACTGCCTAGATCCCTTGACAAGACACTTAAAACAAAACCTCTTGTGTAATATAAACTAACCATGGAGTCTGCGCGTCTCGAACAACAAGTTGTTCTCGTCCCCCCTCCAGAACTTTCACGTGATGTCGTGAATGCTCTGGTTGGGACCAAAGTCAAAGATCTTGCACTGTACCGGCGCGCGTTTACCCACAAGTCAGCCCTGAAACGCTATTCAGGCCTGACTGGTTCCTATGAGACTCTCGAGTTTATGGGTGATTCCGTACTTGGATTCGTCATCACGAAACACCTTTTTGACTTGCACGAAAAGGAGCAGGAGGGGTTCCTGACGAAGGCCCGCACGAAGATGGTTCGCGGGAAGACCCTATGTGAACTCTCCAAAGTGCTTGGTCTAGACAAGCTCATTTTGATGGATGAAAAGGGTGAGCGCAACGGCTGGAACATGAATGAGAACATTATGGAAGATGTATTTGAAGCCTTTGTCGGTGCCATCTACTTGGACTTGGGAATGGTTCACGCCAAGAGGTTTGTGCTCGAGTCATTTACAAAGATACAAACATCCCTTGTTGATGACAATTGGAAGGACCAGCTCATGCGGTGGTGTCAGGCACTCAAGTACGCTCTGCCCGAGTACCGTCTCGACGGTCAAACCAATGGCCAATTCTTCATCACAGTCGTGGTTGACGGGATGGACTGCGGGTCCGGGTTTGCAACGACCAAGAAACAGGCTGAGCAAAACGCCGCGGAGATTGTACTTAAGACGGATCCACGTTTCAAAAATAAGAAAATTCCCGTAAATGGAAAGTCCAACACCGGTGGTACTCCGAGCCCGTGAGCTCATTGCGCAAGAATACGCTGAACAAAGGTCTCAGGAATGGTTAGACCTCCGTGAGAATATGATTACAGCGAGTGATGCTGCAAGTGCGATTGGCGAAAACCACTACGAATCAGAAGATGCATTCGTCAAAAAGAAAGTCTTGAGGACCAAGTGGGCCGGGAACGAGGCGACGGCCCATGGGACTTTACTTGAACCTATCGTTCGAGAATTGTATGACAAAAAGTACAACAGAAAGTCCCATGAGATTGGTCTGGTTCAACACAGAGACTACCCGTGGTTGGGTGCATCACCCGATGGCGTGACAGAGGATGGAATTTTGGTCGAAATTAAGTGTCCAAAGTCTCGTAAGATTACGTCCAACGTTCCGAAACACTACTGGCCTCAGGTTCAACTTCAACTCGAGATTACGGACCTGGAGGAGTGTGACTTTGTGCAGTACAAACCCGCCAGCTCCGAAGGAGGTGTAGAGGAATTCGTGGTCGTTCGCGTCCACCGAGACCGTGAGTGGTTCGCCCAAGCCCTCCCCGTGCTCGAGAGGGTATGGCAACGTGTGCTTAAGGGGCGTGCTCAGGGACTCTGTGAGATTCTGGACGAGCCTCCTAGGGACCTGTTTAAGAAACAAATTGCTTGTGAGGTACTAGGAGACGATGAGCGTCTCCCCGGCCCCAGACCCGGACCTCGACTCGTACAATCAAGTCTTTGGGAAGAAACCAGAGTGTAAACACAAAAACCGGTTTCTGACGTGTCGAGAGTGTTCCGGGTCTTTCTGTTGTAAGTGCATTCAACTCGAGGTACACTGTTGCCCCAAGTTGGATTCACGGTCCAAAATTGAAAAAGAGAATTTATCAAAGAAGTTGGTCAAGGTGGTGGCCTCGAAGGTTGCTACTTTTTGAGACGGCTCAAGATGTAAAACACGAGCACCAAAACCATCAAAATAAATAAGGGACTCTTGGTGATTTTGTAGGACCCGCTTTTCTGATCGCCCCCATTCATCCAACACCACGGAAGCAAGGGTCTGTACCACGTCACTGTCCCATCCGAGTACTCCATCTTCCGGGTCGGGAACGCGCCGTGGGGTGCGTAGTTGGGGCTTGTGGTCTTGAGGTAGACGTTCCCTGAGAGATCCCGGGGCTTGAGGTTCGGGTCGAGCGTGTCACTGTAATCTACTGGCTCTTCATCAATAGCTCGCGTGTACGAGCCATCGATAAAGAGATTCTTAGGAAACCCATCGTGAGGAATGCCAAAATCACCCGTCCATGTCGTTGGGTTGAACTTGTCAATCAGCAGACGGTCATCTATCATAAGATTTGATGCCATTGTTCTAGAATACGCTTACATTATTTTTGTTGGACGAGTAGACTTTGGTCCTGACCTTTTGCTGGTGAAGGTCCCACATTTCGTCTAGGTCTATGTTGAGCATGGAGGCCAACTGAAACAGATAACTAAACACGTCGCCCATCTCCATCATTATGTCCGTACCTCTGTCTTTCTTGAGTCCAGTCTTTTTGTAAATTTGTTTCTTTTGCCTGATACTTGAGGCTAGTTCCCCCATTTCTTCATTCAAAAGCATCCATACGATACTTATTGGTGCTTTGTCCCACCCCTTTTGCTGACACATCAGTGCTGTTTCATCACGAAACTTATTCATTGAGTATAAAACGCTCAAGTCTTTTAAGTGATGAGCCGAGCCAGAGGCTTCCTGAAGTAGACGACGAGGACGCACGCAGCAACGAGCAACGCAAACTCGGCACCAAGCTTCCAGTTTTCAACCACATTCTTGTTGTCTGTACGCTTATCGGCCCACGGCTCAATGATGGCGTTACTGGTGAGGCGGATGAGTCGTTCTATGGCGAAGAATATCAAGAAACCTAGAAGTAGGTCGTCGAGGGCGCGCATATCTAATAAATGCGTAGCATTTATTTACGGCGGAGCCCCTAAAAAATCCCAAACTTGAAGTTACTAGGGAGCTTGTTTCCATGCGTGCTTGTGTTGACGGGGATCTCTAAAGGGACTGGGTTTTCACTTATATCACGCAGGAACACGAGTTGCTGAAGCATACCCGTCGAGATGGTCTGGGTTGCCCTCTTGATAACCTCGGCATTCATAATGGATACCTGGTTTCTGACATCGGTGTAAGGGTCAGCTGCCAAGTCCGTGTACACGACGCGCATGAGGGACTGAACGTCACCATCCTCCTGACGGTCAAGCTCGTAGCCTGTCTGGGACTTGATGGCGTCCGTGATGGACCTGTGAATATTCTCACGATTGAAATCGGAAAAGAATGCATTTCCGAGAGGGGTCGGTGTGCTCAGACGTATCGGCTTGAAATCATACGTACTCATTATTGTTAGGCAAGTTAAAAAAATACGCCGCTAAAAATACAATGAAGGTCATCAAGCGCAATGGAGACTCGGTCGAGATGCTCTTTGACAAGGTGACCCAGCGAATTTCAAAACTAAATATGGCCCCTGAGTTTGAGGTCCTGAATGTTCAACCAGATAGGGTGGCCCAGAAGGTGTTCACAAGTATGTATGACGGTATCTCGACCAGTGAAATTGACACCTTGAGTGCTGAGGTGGCGATAGGTATGATCACGGAACACCCTGACTACGAGACCCTGGCTATGCGTATCACCGTCTCGAACCTCCAGAAGACGTGCCCCAAGACGTTTAGCGACTGTGCCCTGGCCCTCCACGCCAAGGGTATCTTGTCCGACGAGTTTATGAAGTCTGTCCATCTCGATATGGACGCATGGGTCCAGCCGACGCGCGACTACGATTTTGGGTACTTTGGTATCAAGACGCTCCAGAAGGGCTATCTGCTTCCTGGAGAGACTCCTCAGTACATGTTTATGCGCGTGGCTCTGGCTATACACGGGAACGACGATATTGCAAAAGTGAAGCGAATGTATCATCATATGTCCCAAAAGCGTTTTACACACGCGACCCCTACGCTCTTCAACGCGGGTACGAAGCGTCCGCAAATGTCAAGTTGTTTCCTGGTGGCTGCCAAGTCTGATTCCATCGAGGGCATTTACGATACCCTGAAGGAGTGTGCTCAAATCTCCAAGTGGTCGGGTGGTATCGGGCTGCACATCAGCAACATTCGTGCGAACGGAACACCCATCAAGGGCACAAACGGCGTGGCGGACGGTATCGTGCCTATGCTTCGGGTCTTCAACAACACGGCCCGGTACGTCAACCAAGGTGGCGGCAAACGTAAAGGCTCATTCGCCGTGTACTTGGAGCCTTGGCACGCCGACATCATGGAGTTTCTGGAACTGCGTCTGAACCAAGGCGACGAGGAGGCTCGGTGTCGCGACCTGTTTACAGCCCTCTGGATTCCAGACCTGTTTATGGAAAAGGTCGAGTCGGACGGCGATTGGTACTTGATGTGCCCTCATGAGTGTCCGCGACTCCAGAACGTGTACGGCGAAGAGTTCAACGAGATGTATCGCGAGTACGTAGCCCAGGGGCGGTACAAGCGTAAAGTCCGCGCTCGCGAGGTCTGGGACGCCATCCTGAAGAGCCAAGTCGAGACGGGAACCCCATACATGTGCTACAAGGACAGCGTCAACAAGAAATCGAACCAGAAGAACGTAGGAACCATCAAGTCTTCCAACCTATGTACCGAGATTATGGAGGTTTCAACACCTGACGAGACGGCCGTGTGTAATTTGGC